AGTTACAGAGTCCTTTATACTATCCCAATCAATAGCCTTTGGGGCTTTCTTTTCACCTTTGTTATCTAGTTTCTTCTTCTTCATAAGAAATATAAAAAAGGGGGAATTTCACCCCCTCTATGAGTTTATTAAACTATTGCCTCTAAAGCCGCAGCATCAACCGATATAGTACCGGTTACAAATGCAGTAGTTTGGTTCGTTTTGATAACGTTTAAACCTCTCCACTCAGCTAGAACGGTTACAAGGTTTTTAACAAAATCATCATCTGATCTACCAACTTCAACAGAAATTGAACCTTTATCAAAAACAGTAGCCTTTGTAAAGTCACCTACTAGGTAAGTATCAACAGTAACTAAAGTTGTTTCGATAATCGGCACACCATCCAAAGAAAGGTTACCAGCTACCAATTGAAGCGCATCAATATAGGCTTTATCAGTTGTCGAGCGTTTGATTTGTAACAAGCCTAATACATCCGTAGGGTGTAACATTATGTAATTAGGAGGCATTTGGTTGGCAATCTTGATCTGGGTGATTGCCGTTCTTATAACATCAACCAAATTAGCGTTATCAACCGCTTCCGGTGCAGTAGCTGCAACAAAAGCAGTGGCCTGGGTTACAATACCGTTAAGGTTTAAACCTGTACCATCACCACTATAAACTTGTAACTCAATCGCTCTAAGTAATTCGCTTACTAGCTCGTTATTAATTTCAGTGTTCATGAAATCAATATCATCAACCATTTCCTCTGAAACCTTGATATAAGCCGTAAATTTCTTTACGTTCTCAGAATTAACAACGATATCAAAATCAATCTGATTCTTTAACGTTCCTTCCGCTGTTCCTGCTGCTGCTCCGTCTCTGTTTACTTTAGAAACCCAAGAAATAACATTACTAGATGCTGTCCCCCTTGATACGATAGACAATAGTCTAACCTCACGGCTTGGAATATCGTCTAAACCTGAAAGTCTTTGCTCAACAGGAACGTTACCGCCTGAAATGTTGGTAGAAATCAACATTGTACCGGCTGCCTTGAATTTCAATTTATCCGATCCACCGTTTTTGATAGCATCTAAAGTAGATTGACCTTCTTTTAATCCTTTGTATAAAGAACTAACGTTTTTCGAGGCTTCATCTCTTTCGCCTGCTGATAGCTTTTTAATCGCTACCCCGTATTCTTTTAGGGTGTCGTTCAACGCCTTAATTTGAGATACTTGATTCTCTTTAAGCTCGTTTTTTAAAGCCTCAATATCAGCCTTAGATGCTTTGGCCTCAATTGCTTTTTCTAACTCGGCAGATGTTACCGCGTTGTACTCGTTGTAGATCCCAGCTAGTTCTTCGGCACTTTTCGCAGCCAAATCACTTTCGCTCAATCCTTTTGTTTTTAGGAAATCAGAAATTTTCATTTTAATAGTTTTATGTAAAAGTCGTTTGAGTTTGATTTAGCCGCTTCGTCTGGCTGTGTGGTTTCATCCGGCACAGTAGCACTTAACAGGGTATTAAATTGAGTTTGGCAGACTTTCAATGCCATTTCAATATTATATAATCGTTCGTCTGTTCCTCCGCTCTTAATAGCTGAGATTAAGCCAGACATTTTTTCATTTATTTTATCTATCAATTCGGTTTTAGTGCCCTTTGATACGTCTAAGGTTGGCGTTAAGGCATTAGCTCCAAACGTTACCGCTGACCCTTCCCATAATGCAACCTCTTTAATATCCCAAAAGTCACCGCCTCCCGCAGTTACTAAGTCCATTTTATCCTGTATGTAATTAAACCCAATAGAATGTTCCTTAATTATACCGTCTTGGTAATCTAGTAAAGCATCGTTTCCTTTAGATGATCGGCCCAGCTCACCAATTGCAACTAACCCGTCCCCTGTTTCCTCTAAAGAAATAAACTTACCAATTTGTTGTTCCCAATCGTGATGGCGTAAAAAGGCTATCTTTCTATTACTCGGACTTTCGGGCCCTCTGTCTTGAATAGACTTTGAAAAGGCACCTTTTCGGATAACGTCCCCATCTGAATCAATATTGTCAAACTTAGAGAGCATTATTGTTACCCTCCTAGTTTTAATATCAACGTCCTTTACCTGGAACGATCCCTTAGTTTGGTACTTCTTAAAGTCCTTCATTTGTCGTAGTCATTAATTGGGCTATATCTTCGCTGAAATTATATTCAGAAATTAGTATAGCTTGTTTCGCCTCATCGGATACCGGCATATTTAGGACGATATTAACGCCCTCCATTACTAGCTTATCTTTTTCGGCCTCTGTTTTCTTGTCCTTTTGCAACGCCTCAACCTCGCTAAAATCGTGTCTAATCCTTCTCGATCCGTCTGGGTAGTGGTTTTGTGCGATAAATCGCGTATCCTGAGCATCAAATTTGTTAGCTAACGGAATAATAACGTTAGTGTACATTGATTTCTCGGCTTCGTTTCTGTTGTTGTAAGTCTTGTTTGCTGGATCGTTAAATAGGCTGGAATCGTAACCCATTACATTGCACAAAGCCCGTAAAGGTATTACCCCCTTTTCGAGAATTTGTAAATCGGCTGAACTCATAGCCATTTGAACAAACTTTAAATCTTTGTTTGTTACCTTGATCCTACCAAATTTATTGGGTCCTGTTGTTTGGTTGTCGAATGAGGTTTGAGCTTGTTTAGCCTCATCCGTTGTCATTGGTCGTTCGCTTGAATCGGTTATCATTCCGATCGCTCCCCTGTTTTGCAATAGGTTTGCATCGGCTTCCCATCGGTCATTCGATACTTGAACGGCTCGCGCTGCCACTTGTATAATACTAAGGCCGTATTGAGCTTCCTGTACGTTTGAGTATAAAGGATTAAACAGTTTTATTTGTTGTAAGTCCTCATTATCGTAGTTTCTAATCTGTGAATTTAGATTGAATTGATAATTTACATTTGGTATAAAAAAGTCGTTACCTGTATTAATTGTAATTGATGGGCTTGGTAATACGTCAACCTCTGCAATTTGAGAGCCGAGGCCTTTCTCACCTAATAGGTAGCTGTTACCGTTAGCCAATAAATAGATAATCCTCTGTGTGTCTATATCGTCCCATGTGTATCCCTTTGTTCTGTTTGGTGTTTCCCATAGGTCGTGAATAGTTGTATTCTCTTCAATCTCCCACCCTTCGGAGGTTTTACGCTCAACGATTTTAGGAATAGAGTTAAAAACCTCGTATGTCTTAGTGATAACGCTGTAAACGTCTACGTTTGATTCGTAGCCTTTGCGGAGTAGTTCATTTGGGTTTGAGCCTATTTTATTAGCGTGAAAGCTACCAAATAGCTTCCATATCGTTTGCCTGTCTGTTTTAGATAGGTCTATACGGCTTGAAAATAGATTATTAAACCAACTCATTCATTACAAAATAAACTTAAAAAATACAATTTAACAAAATATTATTTTGTATTTGTACTAATTAACGGAATTTTATTTTGTTTTGTTGCTATTTAGTAACAAATGTACTGAATAGATAGGTTTAAATCGGTTTGTTTAAGCATAAAAAAAGGGCCATAAATCAATGCAGCCCTTTGGTTGTCTCTCCAACAGTCAATTATCCTAAGATATTTATTTAAATATAATAAAATTATTTATCTAATTCAATAGTTGGTATTAATGATGTTGGTTTGAAAATAACCCTGTATTGGTCAGTAGATATATCACTGGCTTTTAATTGCTCTGAAAAGTAAGTAACGTTATCAGATAACCCTAAATGATGTTTCAGGAATTGGCCGTCTTTAGTTTTTACAAGCACCTCTAATTGACCTTGACTATCTTCAATCGAACAATACCCTTCTATTGATAATATGTATTCGCTTGTAATACCATTATAAAATACAACCCTTCTGTAGATCTCAAATTGATCTGCTGCGGTTCTTAAATTATTGGAGGCAACACCCGCATCAGTTAAGCAGGACGTTGTGAATACTGACAATAAAATGAATAATGTAACGTTTCTAAATTTTCTCATATTATGTGTGTTATAGTGTTTACTAAATATAGTAAAAAATATTCAGTTGTAAAGAAATACTTTACTACTTACTATAACCCATGAATATTTATTACAGGAATTTATACATTTATCTTTAACGTCATATTCAAATTTATTGAAATATCCAATATAAGGCTTTTTACCTCTTACCCCGTTATTAATATACTTGTAGTAAAGCTGTTGGTAAATAGTGAACCAAAGTATCCGCTTCTCCCTTATTATTAAATATCCCTCTTTCGTGTCGTGTCTGTGATACCTCATTATCCTATATAAAACCCTGTTGTTTGTGTTAGTTCTTCAAGTGCATAGCGGATAGGATCAATTAAATGATTATGCTCATCAATCGGGGTATTACTCCGTTTTTCGTTCCATATATAATTTTTCAATTCTTTGTGTAGGTTGTAGGATTGCGCGGTTGCAACTATCTTGTAAGTGGATAGCTTCGCAAGTCCTAAACGTATCGAATCTGGGCCCTTCTTTGATTTGTGGATATTGTACCCCTTATCAAATAATTCATCAATCAATCGAGGCTCAGCACTATCGGCAATTATTAAATCGTTCGGCTTAACTAAATCCCTTATTTCATCCGCTATCTGGTCGGTACTTAAACCTGTTTTATAAAGTAGTTCCTCCGCGTAAAAAACACGCCTCTTTGAATCTATCGCACAACGTACCAGAGTAG